TGACATAGCTACTGGCTATCATACTAATTGGGATTATGCTTACGAACAGGCGTGGCATTCATTAGATGCTGAATACAATTATGATTACGAATATCAATGGAGGTAGCGTAATGACAGCACCATATATCAAGATGATGGAGGATGGGGGCTGGCGCAGCGTAACCTTCAAGCAAGCATACCGTGAGCTACGCATGGAACTTGAGGATGCTGAATGGGCAGGACAACCTATCAATCCTAACAAACAAACCATGCTAAATTACTATGGAGAACGTATCAAGAACGGCGCGGAGAGTCACAGTGCTTACTGGACTAACAAATNAGTTGACANAATACCGCCGCNAGTGTATAATATGTACAGTTTCAAACAATATCAGGAGGTTACGATATAGCAACAGACATACTAATGATTTACGTTTCAATCCTGGCATTACTACCAGCTTTCTTGGTAGTTTTTGTTATAGTATCCGCACTTATTTATAGGAGGTAGTATGGTTTCTGAAGATTTATTGTCCACATGGGCGTGGGTTTATTTCAAAGCTGATTGGCCTACCGCACCACCTACCAAGTGGTCTATCACCCATGCGTATTTTGCTGAGCAATGGAAATAGTCGGAGTCTTTGTCGTGGAAGCCGACACAAAACCAACCCTTATAACATAACCTAATATGGCTGGTCTGAGACTCAGCATTACTAATGAGAGGGGTAGAGTATTGCTCTTTACAATTTTCAACTATGACATATCAATACACACATGTAATTTTGGTAGCATTACTCCTAAATATGGAGTATCTATCCGCAAAGATTACCCTGATACATGGGTGCATTTAGGAAGTGGAGTTACATTAATTGTCTCTAAAATTAGCAAAGATGAGCAGAATAGTAGAGGAGCTAAGGAAGCTTGACACTGAAATGCAGTTACAAACTGTTCTTGCATTCTTAATTATTGCACAGAAGAACCGTCAAGGTAATACTGTGACCATCAAAGAGGTTGGCGAATTGTTGGGGGTTACCTCAGCATCTGCCAGCCGCAACGTGGCAGCACTGACTAAGTTCTCTAGACACAGACGTGCTGGACATGACCTTATTGAGACATACGAAAACCCAGAGTTCCGGGTGGAAAAATTTATTACTCTTACTGAAAAGGGTAAGGCCTTAATCACGCGATTAGAAAATATACTGGAGTAATATATGAGCATTACACCTAGAGGTAACGGCTTCCAAGTTTATGTAGCCGTTAATGGCAATAAGTTTCGGCGCACTGTATCCACTCGCGGCGAAGCTACGGCACTGGAGCAATCAGCAAGGCAGGCCTTAATGCTAGGCAAGCCTGTCCCAAGCGAGGGCATCACTGTCTCTCACAGTTGGGGTCTGAAGGAAGCTGCCGACAAATGCTACAAGATGAATTGGGTAGGCACTAAGTCTGAGCGTAACCTGATTCTGGTAATGAACGAGGTAGTTAACTACTTCGGCAAAGACATAGACATAGCCGACATCACCACAGAATTAGTGGATGAGTTCATCATGTCACAGAAAGAAAAGCGCAAGGCTAACGCCACTATCAATAGAAAGCTTGCCTCCCTTTCTAAGATACTGCGCTTTGCCAAGGAGAGAGGTAGGTTGCCAGGTGGTATGCCTACCCTCTCCCGACAGAAGGAAGGTACAAACAGGATAAGGTTCCTGTCTGTAGAAGAAGAGCAAGCCTGTCTAGCCACACTTCAAAGCTGGGGGTTCGATGAACTGCANGATGCTTTCATTGCCTCCATCGACACAGGTATGAGAGCAGGTGAGATGGCTAAGCTAGATGCGAAGTGTATCGACAAGCATGGCGTGTACCTAGTGGACAGGAAGAACGATACCAACGGTCTTGTTCCCCTCACCACTCGCGCACGTCAGGCTCTTGAACGCAGGATTGCAGCCAGCGATGGAGGTAAACTCTTTGGCACTTTCCCTCGCTCCAAGTGGCAACGCTTGGTCAATCATTTAGAACTGGAGGATGTAGTCTGGCACACACTGAGACACACCACATGCTCACGTCTAGTGCAACGTGGTATGCCTCTTGTTCACGTCAAGGAATGGATGGGACACTCAGCTATCCAGACTACTATGAGGTACGCACACCTTGCACCGAAGAACTTAGAGGTGGGCGTGTCTTTACTAGAGCAGGTAGATTGATTATACCTGTCAGAACTTTGTGTCCTTGGGTGTGTCCTAAGTGGCCTAAGTGGAGCGAGCGTGGTGGAATAGGTAGACACACAAGACTTAAAATCTTGAGCCTTTTCAAAGGCGTGGGGGTTCGAGTCCCCCCGCTCGTACCAATTAAATCGGACTTAAAATCCCTGCCTTATTAAATACACTACTGCAATACCTCCTCAAACACAGAGCCAGTAAGGGCTGTAGCCCCCAAGGGTAAACATTATATATTGTTACACTCGTGTAACGGATTTATTATTTAGGACACAATCCGGTGTCCTGAGTGGCGTAAGGAGATAACATGCCCACACTTGAAGAGCAGTTAGACTTAGAGAAAGAGATGCTGAATGACGGCATCAATCGCTACCAATCCAATACAAATAAATTAATTCAGAAGGGATTGGAGAGTAACACACAGCACGGCAGGGCAATGATTGCTGCCATCGTGAATGCCGTGGCTGATGGGGTTACTGATATCCAGACAGAGGTAACATCCAATCGGGATATTGCCCGAAAAAATTTACAGGGAATGGATGCCCACCAGGTTGCATACCTTTCCCTCATCACAGTAGTCGATGAAGTATCCAAGAGGTTTACCTTGATGAAGGTAGCCAAGAGTCTAGGGGCTAACATCGAACTGCAGAAAAGACTGAGTATCTGGGTTGCAGCTGAGGGTAAGCCAGCCCTCAACGTAATCAGGAAAGCCAACGAGAAATCAAGCAAACTCCATAAGCGACAGGGCTTGGTCTACAAGATGAACAAGGATGGCTATGCCCATACCGAATGGACAAACGAGGAGCGCATCCATACAGGCATGAGGTTGATTGATAAGATTGTAATCAAGACAGGGCTGGTCAGGCTAACCAAGTCCATCAAGAAGAACAAAACAATCACCTACCTTGAAGCCACGCCAGAAACTTTGGCATGGGTGCAGAAGTTCAACACGCACCAAGAGGTAATGAAACCAAGGTTCGCGCCATCACTCATACCTCCCAAGGATTGGGATGGTGTTATGGGTGGAGGATACCACAGTGAAGTCATCAATCAGCTACCGTTAGTGAGGGTACATTGAAGAAAAAATCTAAAGAGTATCTTGATAGACTAAGCCAGCAGGACTTGAGTGAAGAGTACCGTTGCATCAATGGACTCCAGCGCACCCCTTGGTCAGTCAACAAGCCTGTGCTTGAGGTGATGAGGACAGCGTGGGACAGTGGGGAAGAGTGGGCTGGTCTGCCTCCTCGTGAGGATTTACCCCTGCCTGAGTACCCATTCGACAAAGACCCACAAGAGATGGATGAGGCAGAGAAGTTACTGTTTAGAGATTGGTCAAGCAAACGTAACCGTATCTACTCAGCGAATGGTAAGTCTATGTCTCGCCGCATACAGGTGGAGCGTACCCTTCAGCTTGCTAATCACTATGCTAAGTATGACGAGTTCTACTTTGTATGGCAGTTGGACTTTCGTTCACGCAAGTATCCTGTTGAGTCCTTCATGTCACCACAGGTAGCAGATTGGGGTAAGGCTCTGATTGGATTTACCTACGGCTTCCCTATTAACAATGCAGGGGATGCTGATTGGCTGGCTATACATGGTGCTAACCTGTTCGGTAACGACAAGGTATCCTTTGCTGAGCGTATCCAGTGGGCATGGGACAGTGAGGACGACATCGTTAAGGTAGCTGAGAACCCACTTGATTACATGTGGTGGACTCAGGCTGATAAGCCTTGGCAGTTCCTTGGCTGGTGCATGGAGTGGTATGGCCTACTACGACAGGGCTGGGGTTACTACACCCACCTACCCTGCGCCGCTGATGGTAGCTGTAATGGACTGCAGCATCTAAGTGCAATCCTACTCGATGAGCAGGGTGGCAGGGCTACTAACCTAGTGCCTTCGGATGTACCGTCAGATATATACACTGATGTAGCTAATCGTGCAGAGG